TCCAACAGCACATATTTGTATGCGCCGAACGGCATTATCTGTACGAAATTTATGATCTTGTCTCTCACTGTGTCCACGGAGTTTTCTCTGGATGCGTTGATCTCCAACATGTCATAGGGATCCACATTCAACTCTTGGAACAGCACTTTGGCCAGTGTGGTCTTGCCTGTGCCTGGAGCCCCCGAGAACAACAGATGTGGTATGGCACCGTCCCGTATCCAGCCCTGTATCTGTTGTCTTTGATTCTCATCTCTAACAACATAGTCTTTTAATAGTTTAGGTCTGTATTTCTCTGTCCAAAGTTCTTTCATATGTGCCTCTTTACTACGGTTAATTTTTTATTGCCTTGATGCCATTCTGTCTGTCTTGGGTCTTTTTGTAAACACACAGGACAACTGTGTTCTGCTTCTCGTTCATTCCAGTACAACTCCTGTGCCACGCCCTGCCACCCGCAATGACTGCACGACCAATTCCACATCTCGCCTTTGTCTGACATACAGTATTATAGCAAATTGTTTTTGGAAAATCTAGAATTATTTTTAATCATTACCAGGCATTCGAGTCATCTGTGCTTGACCGCCTGTGTTGACATAACCTGCCTTTGGATCCACATCTGCATCGGATGGCTCTTCGTCTGACACTAATAGGATGTCGTTCTCATCAATCATTCTCACCTCTTGAGCTATGCCGTCTTTCTCTACCTTGAGTGCTCGTGACCAACGACCGTGTGCCACCATCAGCCATTGTCCCACAGTGACGTCCACCTGTTTAAGTCCCACAGCATAGACCTGACACCATCTGGGATGGATGCCTGATTCCTTGCCGTCATCATCTAATATTATAATTCCGCCTTGGGTTCGCTTGTCACCAAAACGCATCTTGGATACCAGTACTCGTTTGCCCAGTGGTTGGATGTCTCTATCTTTTACAACGTGCTGGCGACCGCCGTCACCACCAAATCCCTGTTTCTTTGCTTCCACGATATCTATCATATCGTTATTATACGGGAATTATTCGATGCCGTCAAGAGCCGCATCAATGCCTGATTTTGGTTCTGCTTTGGGTTTGAATGTGTTCACAGTTTTTGCGGGTTGCTGTACTATCTCTCGCACTGTGGGATTCACAACCTGTGGTTCTGCTTTGGCCTGTGGAGCTGGTCTTTTTACCGCCACGTCCTGAGCCACACCCTTGGGAGTCTGATAATAGTCTTTCATGACATCGCCCTTAGTGCGAACAATCTTTCCACCCTGTCCAATCACATCACCTCGAGCATTTACGTTCATGTTGCCAATTGCTGGCACAGTCTCATTGGCCGCTCTCAGTTTGTCTATGTCCACCATTCGGCCCTGCATGGTTCTGTAAAGTTTTTTCCTTGCGGGTTGTTTTATTGCCATTTATGTTCTCCTACTTTTACTTATCATCGCAAAAATTCACGATAATCTAAATTGTACAACAGTGGGTTTATCTTGTGTACGCCTATCAGGAACAGACAAAAACTGCTGACGGATGATCCCCTGCCCACTCCCCAGACTATGTTGTGCTGTCGCAGTGTGTCTATGAAATACACCAGGAACTGTAGCACTTTGGTAAAACTCTTCTGTTCGAACAACTGATACTCCTCTTCCACTCTGGTTCGCTCCTCATCGTTGCCGCAACGTTCCAACAGATATGCCAGAACATCTAAATCATGATATTCCTGGGGCATATGCCAATGTGCGATATTCTGCTGATCAAACTCTTTGAGAGACTCTTTGCGTTTGACAGGCACGGTCAACACAGGTAGGTTAATGCCCAATTCTCTTAGAGCTGTGAGATACTGTTCAGGGGATTCTATCTGAAGTCGTGAAATATCAAAATTGGGATCGGAATAGATCAGTTCCAGCACATCAGACTCTGTGTACACACAGTCACCGAACTCATTTCTTTTTGCCTTTGCCACCATCTATGATCCTGGGATTGAATTCAAATATTTTGGCATGTTCTTCATGTTTTGCATCGACTTTGGGCTCATTGTGATCCTGCCAACTGAAATGTCCTGTGTATATGCCTTTGGCCAATTCCTTGTCATATGTTGCTGTGTCTGCTCTTAACCACCATGGATCAAACTTATTATATTTGGTACTGAACCAATTGTCAACGTCCAACAGTTCTAATTCAGAGCCTTCTTTGGTAATCATGTAGGATATGCCATCGCCCTGATAGGATGACAGCTCCAGGCTGTCCACGGTTATCTTGCCCTCCAGTATCGCATTGGATTTGGCGAACAGCACCGCCGCCATGATCTGATCATAAGGGGGTCTTGGTAATTGTATGAATCTGTTGTTGGTCTCTGCCTCCAGGATCTCATACAGCGGTTCATCACTCCAGGTCACTATGGTGTTGGCCACGATGTAGCTGTAGAAAAATTTCAAACGATCAAAATACTGCGACTGTTCCGCCAGGTCAGCGGTGACGGGCCGGATGCCGATCTTGACTGTGTAGGTGTTGTGGAACAGCTCGTTGTCCACTATGATTATGCTTTTGAATTCCGTGGACCAGTTGAATGACTTTGTGTTCATCAACTGTAATTATTATTCTATGTTTATCAGCTCGCCGAGATCTGGTTCACCGCGCTCTTTCTTGTAGTTGTCCACCCAGCCCTTGATCCTCCTGGTCCTCAGCTCGTGGCGATAGCTCTCCAGTGCCTGCAGTACCTGATTGGCGATCTCTGGATTGCGTGAAAATCTTCTTACACTGACATATTTTTTATTGAGTTCCTGTATGCGTTTGGAAATGTCCTCATCGGAAAGATTACCAATTTCTTCTTGTAGTGGATTAAAGTACATAGGTACTCCCTATTTGTTAGGCGTACTGTCCGCCCAATTGATGCATTAATACTGTGGTACCACCATCTGGTGTGACGAATTCGTACAGCACTCTACCCAATCCCGGTTGCACAGTGTCCGATGTTCCATCACTGCCGGCGACATTGTCTGCCTTGATCACTGCTGATGGGAAAACTAAATTCGTAGCACCTGCGGCAACTGTGATATCTAAAATGATTCTGCCCAGTGTGGACGTGGTGGGGAAATTTGTGAAACTGAATGTGGTGTCTGCTGTGATAGTGGCAGTTTGATAATGACCATTTTCGTGATTGAGGGTGATTGTGCCTGCGGACACAGATCCATGAGCATACACAGTTTCTGCTGTGTCTTTAAAAACTGCCCTAGTCACTAGATTGTCTGAGAAGTTAGAATCGGCATTTAGACTTGCTTTGTTGGTCTGTATGGCTGTGATTTCAGCCGCGGCTTCTGTAAAATTATTTTTGATAGCAGTGAAATTGTCTCTGAAACCCTGTGATGAGTTGTCCTGTCCTGCTATGGGAAAAGTGCTGTCTATGTTGCCTGGTACTATGTTGCTCGCCATATTATTCCTTCAATTTCTTTTTGAACCCTAGATATTTATCGCCTGTGCGTTCCACCCTGATATTGCTGTTGGGAGCAGGTGCATTGGTAAAATTGATAGTGGTCCTTTTGTTGTCCACATCGTGTGTGAGCCTGAACTGTGGTTCGTAGTCTGCAGATCGTAACTGAGTGTCAGCACTTAGATAAGCAGGCTGTTCAACGTTGTCTGCTGTGACCTGATTGCCATACAGTAATACTGTGGAATTCTCTTTAATTCTTAACTCTTCTTCATGCACTATCTCGTTGATTTGGAATGCCCTGGTAGAACCATCCGGCGTGATTGTGCCGGTGTCCACGAGATTTATGTTGGTTCTGTATCTGTCGATGGTGAACTGTATGTTCTTGAAATTGATATCTTTATTCAAGATCCTTCTTCGCACCAGGGCACTGCGTCCCGGCTGGCAATATGCCAACACTATGGCCATTTTATATCCCAGTGGCACACCTGACGTGTCCTGAGCAGTCCTCATCCACAATGGCAGATGTACATATTCTCGCTGTCCCAGTGATTTCATTCTGCTTCGCATATTGGCCACAGCATTGGGAAATAGTTTTTCAAACGTGCCCAGATCCGCAGTGAGCTCGTTGGCATATCTCAATTTGGATCCCGGTATGCTGAAACTCAATCCACCATCTGTGGTGACTTCATATATGAGATAGTCCGATGTGATCCTTGTGCCATCCGCTGAGGGACCGTTCATAGGTCGGTAGATCGAAGTGCTGAGATCTATGGACGCAGATATCGGAGCACCCAATCTGTTGACCAGATTGTCCTGCATCTCGATGTACACCACTTCATACACAGTGATGCCATTCTGTTTGGCCACAGCAGTTTTGACATCTCCAAAGAAGAGAGTTTTTGGCGTATGGTTCTGTGACATCTGATTCTGTAGCGCCGTGGCAGTCTTGTGTTCCAAACCTGCTATTAACAGCATCTCTGGATTCTGTTCCATGCCAAATGCGGGATCTTCGGGTCGGAATATATTTTCAGTGTTGTTGATGTTGGGATCCTGTGCAATCTGATAGAACAGATCTCGATCCGCTGACCCTATCAATCCCTGTGCGGAAAGATTGCCGTACTCCACTCCATACGGAAGGCTTACTGTGATTGTGAACTGTTTTGATGTGGCCGCAGTTTGATACTGATCACTGACTGTGACTGTGAATGTGTAGGATTTAGTATAGGCACCTGTGGTCGTGTTCAAAGTAAATTCCGCTGTGTCGAAATCCGACGGGTCTATGGTTCCGATGATGTTGCCCTGCTCTGACAGAGTCAATCCCGTGGGCAGACTGCCGGCAGTGACAGCATAGGTCAACACTCTGTTTGTCTCTGCGGCTTCTGCTGTGATGGCAATTAAACTCGGTATTCCTGCTGTTGCCGTGCCCACTGCGGTGGCAGTGGTGAATGCGATCCCTATGTCGATGGCTCCGATCACGGTCATTGTGAAGGTTTTATCCTCAAACACGGTGATGCCTGTTATTGGAATTCTTGAGGCTCGCACTGTGAATGTGTGTTCTATCTCTACTGCGGCCTGTGTGGGCAGTGTGCCTGCGATCTCACCTGTGTTAAGATCTATGGATAGTCCTGAGGGCAGTGCACCTGACACTATAGAATATTCAAGGCTGGCTTGTAGAGGATCAAAGTCCACAACATCAATTTTTATAACAACATTGTTGTCGTGTCGGAACGTGCCAAGATTGGAAGCAGTTTGAAACACCGGTCTTCTGTTGGAACTTAGACTTAGAACCAGAGGATAACCTTCAAACACCGTGCCGTCTATGGTGATCCTGTCATTGTCTACTCGGAAATAGTCCGCTGTGTACACAAAAATACTGTTGATCTGATCCACTGTGCTGGATCCATCCGAAACCCTGACAACGAATTCATAGTTCACTGATCTGGATTTAGAATTTGTGGTGGGATCATAGGGTATGTCATCGTAGGCATAGGTGTTGTCATAGCCACCGATGTCACCGAATCGCTCATCGTCTGTGAGCAGTACCACACCGGATATCAAACCCGTGGTGCTCATGGTGACCCCGGGCGGCAGTGTGCCTGACTTGATGTCGTAGACCAGGGTCTGTCCGGCCGCTGTGTCCGTGTCGGTGGCCTGTATCTGGAATTCTATGTAGGATCCATCCAGCACCCATTTGTTGCCCACTCGAGTGGAATCTGAAAGATCCAGTTGCCCGGAGGCAGTGCCAATCACAGGAGCATCCGCACCCTGTATCTGTAGAGAGAATGTTCGGTCCGCTATGTTGGTGCCATCAGAAGCACGAATTACGAAAGTGTATAGACTTCTTGTAGCGACCTCTGATGGGGTACCCTGCAGTGAACCAGTGGAAGTAAGCACTATACCGGGAGGTAGGGTTCCTGCGATCCGCGAATAGGTCAAAGAGGCACTGTCAAGGCTGTTTGCTTCTAACTGATTAGAATAGACAGAGCCTTCATTTATAACGCCAAGCGAACCTGCTGACGTGCTCCATGAGACATTAGCCATGTTTTAACTTACTCCCGTAACAATATTTATGGATAATTTATGGATTAACTTGCGTTGAAATATGGAACTACAATGTCTGTACCATTTAATTTGAACTTTAGGAATCCAACCGGATTGCCTGGCAGAGCAGTGGCCCCCGTTGCGGCTCCAACACTGGATTGGCTCGGCGTAGAAAAATTAACTGTGCCAGTGCCCTGTGTGGATATTGATAGGTCACCATCTGACGTGTCATTTTGCAGAGTGTCTGTTCTCAGCGTGGTGAACTCACCCGTGGTCACATTGATCTCATCCGCTATCAACAAACTGCCGGCCTGTATGTTCTGTCCTGCCGCCGCCTGTAGAGTGATTGATCCCGTGGTGGCCGAAATTGTATTTCCATCGATCCTGATGTTGTCTGCGTTCAATTGTCCTGTGATGCTAGCGACACCTGTTATGGTCTGACCAATGGTGGTCAATGCAGATTGCACATCCACCGCACCCGTGCCTGATGCAGATAAAATAAGATTGGCGTTGGTCGACGGTGATGAAATCCTGTCTGAATAAATTGTGCCTTGTGTGGTGATATTGCCAGAGACGGTGTGATTACCCACTGTTGTGACATCGTCCGTGATCAGTGTGCCTGTGATGTCAGCTCCACCACTGGAAACTGTCAACAGTCCCGATGACGCCAATGTGCCTGTGACAGCAGTGTTGGCTGACAGGGCGATAGTGCCCGAGCCACCCGGATTAAGAGTCAACACGGCATTTGAACTGGTAGAAATTTCTGAATCGTTTATTATGATGTTGTCTATCGCAACATTGCCCGTCATCACAGGTGCAGTCAATGTCTTATTGGTCAATATCTGTGCGCCTGTCAGTGTTGCCACTGTGGAATCGATGTTGACAGTTAATGTATCTCCTGATACGACAGCTGTCAATCCTGTGCCGCCTGCGATTTTAAAAGTCTCTCCGTTGTTGACTGCTGTGCCCGTGCTGTCATCGCCCACGAACGTGATCGCCTGTGATTGGTTCTGTGCGTCAATGTATGCCTTGATGGATTGTTGAGTGGCCAGTGCTGTGGCAGAATCAGATGTCATTGTGTCTTCATCTAGTATCGCAGTCACAGTTGCACCCGTTGCTCCTTTGAATGAAGCGAGTGTGGATAGGCCTGTCACTCCCAATGTGCCGCCCACTGTGGCATTGCCTGTTACGGCCGCCGTGGTAGAAACAGTGAGAGCTCCTGTTATATTTGTGGATTTCTCTAACTCTACAGTGCCTGTGCCGTTGGGTATGATTCTTATGTCTTCATTGCTTCGAGTGGAAACGATGTTGAATCCGTTGATGTCTAGATTGGCCTGTAGTGTGTTGGCATCACCGTCTGTGCCGTACAGTTCCAGGAAGTTGTCGTTTATCTTGTCAAACGCCGTTCTTAACGGATCACCTGTTCCGTCATTTGCGTTAGTACCTATGTTGATCGTTTGTCTTGCCATTTGAATTATTTATCGGAATTTTTATAAACCGAATGTGATTGTATTACACTAAAAACAGTATTTTTGAGAACTTGAATACGGTTCCGTCACCACTGGCAAGCACAGCCCTCACTCGCACATTGCCACCGCTGATGTCCGCTGAGAAAGTGGCCATATCCAATCCCGTGCTGGTTATGCCTGTTGCTGTTATATAGGCTGTCGAGCCGTCGTGTGTGACGAAGAAGTCCTGGATGCCCGATCTGGAGTTGGTAGAGTCCCACATGGACACGCTGAATTTGGCCGACCTATATGTGGTGGCACTGAATGCGTCAATGTTGGTCGTGGCAGATCCTGTTATCGTGGCCGTGCCGTCTGTGTTTGTGATGTGCGTGAATGATGGTGCGACCACCGTGGCCCAACCTAGATTGCCCGCACCATCGGTCTTCAATACCTGATTGGCCGTGCCATCCGCTGTGGGGAAATTGAGGCTGTTCAGCACCACCGTTCCGGTTCCGTTGGCCGACAGTTCCAGGTTGGCATTGGACTCGAATGTGGATACAGTGTTGTCCCTGAATTTTATCGCATCAACACGCAACGATCCCGTGCCCGACATCTGTAATTCCAGGTCCGAATTGCTTTGTGTGGTCTTGATCACGTTGTCCGTGATGTTGATGTT